CGTGCTGGCCGGCAGCGCCGTCGAGTAGGGTTCCATGCGCAGCGGCGTGCCGAGACCCCAGTTCGCCCAGGAACCGATCATCTTGGTCGGGCCGGACAGGCCGAAGCCGTAGTCGAGGTTGGCCGCAGCCTCCACGCCGGTCGGGTCGATCACCCCCAGCGTCGTGACGCTGATGCTCATGCCGGTCATGCCGATCGAGCGGTACTCGACGTTCTCGACGTAGCGGAAGACCTTGCTGCAGTGCAGGATCACGTTGGTCGCCGCGCTCGACGGCATCGTGATGATTGGCGTGACCTCCACGATGTGGTTGTCGAACTGATCCAGCCCGCTCACCCGGAACTGGATAATCATGGTGCCGGCCGCCTGGTAGGCGAAGAACAGCGTGGGCGTCATCGGGTAGACCAAGTGGCCACGCCACGAGGCGCTCTTGATGCTCACGAAGGTGGCGGAGTCAGGCTGCGCCACGGCAGCGGCGCCGCTGATGAGGAACGTGGACGCTCGCACGCCCAGGTTCACGTTGATCGAGGCGTTGCGGAGGCCGGTGCCCTGGTGAAGCTGCTCTTCCCTGATGCCGACGCCGCTCGGAGAGATCGTTTCGGTGTAGCGGACCATTGAGACTTACCTTGTCCCCTGTTGCTGCGCCACCATCCGGGGGAACGAATGGAGGCGCCCCAGTTGCGCTGCTGCTCACCTCGGCGGAGGCGCTGGAGCACCCACCCCGCCGCCTGCTCTCAGACGTCCATGATGTCGGTCAGGGCGACGTGGCGATTGCGCGCCTCGGTGCAGAAGTTCCAGTACCGATACATCGTCGCCTGGAAGGCGTCCGCGTCCGGCATCCGGTGCAGCACCGAACCGTCCTGGTCGAGCCAGTCGTAGTCGGTCTCGTACGCCAGGAACAGCGTGTCGAGATCGAGGCCGTAGATGCGACCGCGGGTGCAGTCCTTGTCCACCACGATCGGGCGACCGTCGTAGGTCAGGACCTTGAAGCCGCCGTCCATCTCCATCGCGTTCGGGTAACGCTTCGCGGCAACCAGCGTGTTCAGGTACTGACGCCTGATGCCGTGAGTCGTGATCCAGGTCGAGATGGTGCCGTCACCGACCTGGTCCACCAGGTCCATGCCCTGCTGGAGCATGTCGGGAGTGAAGGGAATCGGCGTGCCGCCGTTGTCGATGACGTTGCCGCGCCAGGTCTGCACGGCGCTGGAGTCGATCTCGGCAAGGCCGGTCGGCCAGTTGCCAGGGTTCGTTGGAGCGTCCATGAACACTGGGTTCTGGTCGCTGACGATCGCGGCCAGGCCGTGTGGCTCACGACCACGGGACCACGAGTTCGCAGGCGTGTCGGTCGATACATCCGAGACCAGGTACAGGTACTGGGTCTGGGAGCTGGTGCCGGTCGTGGTCTGCGCCGTGATGGTCGGCCAGGTCGAGCTGAACGTGACGGTGCCCGCCGTCGTGTCGACAGTGGCGATGTAGGCGGCGCGGTTTCCGCCGGTCCAGACGGTCCCCGGTTGCGTCGTCAGAAGCCCCTGGGTGGCCGTATCCGCCGTGGCCAGCGACATCATGCCGACGCGCATGCCGGGCTGCAGGTACTGCGTGCCGAGCGCGGTCGAGGTGATGCCACCGGGGTTCGTGACGGTGCCCGTGGACGTGGTGCCCATCGAGATCTGGCACAGGCGGCCAGAGCCGTCGCCGAACAGGATCCGGTTGTCGTTCACCTGGATGTCGCGGGCCATGCCCTGGACCTCGAAGTCCATGATCCGGATGAACGAGCCCTTGTCGCTGCGGCTACCGCTGGCGGCCGGGCCGGTGAACTTGATGCGGCCGTAGGTGTAGCGGATCTGATACCGCGCCTGCCGGGCCTCCTGCATCAAGGGGTCGGGGAGTCGGCCACCCTCGTCGATCGAGCCGTAGCCGAAGTTGCGGTTGGTGTTCAGGTCGAGGACGTAGTACTTGCCCTCGATGCCCTCCGACTTCCGCTGGAGCAACCGGCTCAGGACGGTCTTGCTGTTGAGCTGGTCAACAACCGCCGGCCGGTAGTACTCCTTGAGGATGGCGCTGAACGCGCCACCGCCCAGGTTGGAGCCACGGGTTGCGCCCGTGGCGGTCACGATACCCATACGTCAGTCCTCTCGCTTCGCGAGAGCGCTACTGCTGCTTCAGGTAGTTGAACGCTCGCTCTGCGGCCTTGCGAACGTCTCCACCACGTAGCGCTCTGCCGAGATCCCCTTGCCGCTTGGGCTTGGGCATCTCGGGCAACCTCAATCCGCGAGGCAAGGGAATCCCAGCTTCGTCCACGACGCCGCGCTTGGCTGCGTCCTGGAGTTGCTGCAGTCGTTGAGCCGTCGAGACCATCACCTGCTCCAGCGTTGCGTTCGGGTCGGTCGCGAGTTTCAGGAGGATGTGATCCTCCGCGAGCCCGGCCGCACCCGGATCGTTCTTGAAGAGCGGGATGCTCTCCATGAGCTTGCGCACTTGCTGCTGGCGCGTGGTGTGCAACTCGGTCTGGTGGTTCTTGTTGGCGATGCCCGCCAATGCCTGAACCGCTCGTTCGAGTTGCGAGAACCGGCCCTCATCGAAGGTCGGTTGAGGCGTGCTGCGTTGCGCGGGCTTCCTGCCGGGTGGCAGGCCGTCGATCTCATCGTCCTCGGGAGCCTCGGGCTCATCAGTGCCCTGCAGGATCGAGAACACCTTGGCGCGTCGGTCGGCATCGAGGCCGTCGATCGCGTCGCGGAGGGCTGCGAGGGACTGATCCTTCCCGGCTTCTGCCAGTTGCTTCTGGATCGCCTGCGCTGCCGCGAGAGTCTGCTCGCGTTCGGTGAACGCCTTCGTCAGGTCTTCGACCTTCACTCGGCGCTTGATGCCGCCGTGGTCGATCTCTAGCTCAGTCGGCTGTTGGCTTCCCTTGTCCTGAGGCGCTTCGGCTGCCGGAGGTTCCTGACGCATTCCGACCTTCTCCAGGATAGTCCGAGCTGCGTCGGACAGGTTTGGAGTGTCGGGTGCCGCCTTCTGTTCGGTCATCGCTTCGTCTCTGGCTCAGGTGAAGAAGAGTCGTGGGCGCTGGACATCCAGCGCCTAGATCACGGATTGCCCTTCTTCGTGAAAGGCTTCGTGGTCGGGTTGACAGCACGCCCGTCGAAGCCGCCCGAGTGCTTCAGCACTCCGCCGGTCGGATTCGTGCGGTTGACGCTGGGCGCGTTGCCTGCCCGCTTGAAGTTCTTTCGCTTGCCGCCACTGCTCTTGGCCATGGGTGGGGATCCTTACTTACGTGGGCTTCTTCGTCAAGCCCTCGGTGATGCCGGTGACATCCGCGAGGAACTCCAGTTCCTTCGTGGTCCCCTCGCCCCGGCCGGCGGGGAGTTGGAAGTTCGGGTCGCTGGCGTGATCGAAAACCGCGAGTGGACGGTCGCTGTCGAGGACCTCGGACGAGCGCTGACCCTTCTGGTCGTAGCTCGCCGGGAGGTCGACGACCGAGCCACCGCCGCTGTTGACGTGCTTCTTGAACGCGGCCAGCGCCTTGCGGTCGAAAGCCTTGTCGCGGCTCTCGGTCCACAGGTCGATCTGCACGATACGGCCGCGGTTACGACGGAACTGGCCCGCGCCCTCGGTCGGCACCTGGACGCCACAGTGCTGGCAAGTTGGATCGTGCCGATTGATCTGGGAGGCTGGCAGATCCTGCGTCCACGCGATCTTGGTGTGCGGCAGCGGCGGGGGCTCATGGACCACCTCGCCGTTCTCCAGCGTCCACTGGTCGCCGACGAAGTAGAGCGCCACCTTGTTGCAGTGCGTGCAGCGGACGCCGAACTTGTAGCGCCCCTCCAGGGCCGAGGCGATGTCGCCCTCGGGCACCACGATTCCGAGTGAGGACATCCGCTCGCGCTGCTCGGGAGTCAGCGAGTCGGTCAGCTTGCGCAGTTGCTCGATGTTGTCGAGGTCTTCCTGCTCGATCTGCTTCTTCTTGGTCATGGCATTGGTCCGCCGGAGCCCGGAGTGGGTTGCTTCTGGCCAGGTGGGCTCGCCTGCCCTGGCTGTCGCGCCTCTGGACTCTTGCCGCCCATCTGGGCCTGCACCATGGCCGAAGCCTGGATCGCCTGGCCAACCGCGGCAGCGTGCTGCTGCATGTGCGCCTGCAGGTAGAGCTTCCGCATCGGCGGCAACAGCTCGTACTCGTCAGTCTGCATGAACTCCAGGTGCTCCTCCCAGTGCGCCTGGTGATCGTCGAACACCGACACCGTCGGGAACGCGAAGTCCGGCCGCGGGTCGGGCCGCGCGAACATCATGTTCTCGATGCGGGCGCGACGACGGGCCGAGTCTTCGGAGAAGAAGAGCTTGTCGGTGCCGCCGATGTCCAGCGCTTCCAGCACCAGGCGCTTCTCCTTCGGGTCGAGCATGTTGAGCACCTGCAACTGCACGAGCTGGGTAACCAGCTCGAACGTCTGCGCATGGCTCTTCGGCATCATCGAGCCGGCGCGGATCCGCACTCGGACGTTGCCGTTCAGGTCGTTGCCCTTGAAGTACTTGATGTCGGCCTGCCGGCTCTCGCCGTAGACGGCGATGGCGCGCGGCAGCTTCATGCTCTTCCAGGCCAGCGACAGGATCGCTCGGCCTTCGATCTCGGTGCTGCGCTCCAAGCCGGACACGGTAGGTCCAATGCCGAGCTGGTCGCGCTCCTGCAGCGCCATCACCGCGTTGCCCGAACGGGCGCCCTGCGGCATCGAGCCGAGGCTGGCGTCGTTGAAGGAGGCGATCATCTGCATGTCCTCCTTCGCCTGCCCGATCGACGCCATGTGCAGCTCGCTGAGCGCCGGTGGGTTCTGCAGCTTCGGCTCCCCGAAGCGGGGGTTGTACTCCATGAAGTCGCCGTACTCGTTGCGGACGATCTTCTTCTTGAGCGCGCCCTCGGGCACCACCCATTGCGGGGTCGCCAGCACGTCGCGCTGCTGGATGATCTGCTGCCGGCCGCGGTTGTAGTCCCGCTGCGGGCCGATCAGGTGCTCCACGGTGGACATGCCGTGGAACCTGCCCGGCACCCGGATGTTGTGCCAGTCGGTGACCGGGAAGCGCAGGTCGAGCCCCTTCGCCGCCAGCTTGTGCGGGCCCTTCTCGAAGATCTTGCGCTTGGTCGCGTAGGCGGTGAGGCCGCCGGGGATGCGGGAGCTGGGCGGGATCCACAGCTCGTCCACGATCACGCAGTCGTCGTTGTCGCTGTGGCCGGCGAGACCGAGGCCAGGACGGTGCGCCAGCACCGGCAAGCGGCCCCAGAAGTGCCCGGCCAGCGTGAAGCTCATGTCCTCCGGGCCGATCTCGGGTGCCATGTCCGGCCAGCGGTTCCAGATCTCGTCGATGCTCATGGCCCGGCGCACCAGCATCCACGGCATCTTGGCCAGCGTCATAAAGCGCGGCGGGAAGTAGACCTGGAATGGGTTCAGGATCTCGTAGTCCCAGTCGCCGTCCTTGATCTTGGTGGTGGCCCCGATCTGCTCCAGGAACTGCGCTTGCTGCGGATCGAGCTGCTGCTTCGCCATCGGGTTGCCCGACATCGGGTCGAAATAGACCGTCCGCTCCTGCCCCTTCGTGTCGTCCCAGTTGTGGTAGCTGAAGCACGTCCCGCAGACGTCGAGCCACAAGTTGCGCATCATCCGCTCGCGCGCCAGGTCGAGGTAGTCGTAGGCGTAGTCGAGCAGATGCTGCGCGTAGCGGGCGCCGTCCTGGTCGAGCTGGTCAGGACTGTTCGGGATCACCGACCAGTCAGCCTTCGCCTGCGACAGCCGCGCCACGTTGCCGCTCACCATCCTCAGGATGTGGTTGGCCACGTAGTGTCCCTGCTCCAGAAGCAGGCCGGGGTCCACGTTCTCCAGCACCTCGGGGATGTCGAGGGCCTGAATCCCCATGTAGTAGAGAATGTTGATCCACCACGACCGCTGCAGCGCCATCATGTAGCTGTCGCGGCGGCGCCCGCCGTAGGGGCGGACGGCTTCCATCATCGAGTTGATGTCGTCTTCGCTCAGCTCCTCAGCCGTCACCGGGTTGCGATCGTGCGTCACCAGGGACAGGACGTCCGTTGCGCTCCTGCTCTCGGGATTCGATACCACTACGCACTCCGCTCTTGAGGTACTCGATGGCCTCGGCCTCGGTCATGCCCAGGTACTGCATGATCTGCCCTACGTCCTCGGCCATCCGGTCGTTGGCGGTGAGCAGGTAACCACCAACGCCGTAGCGGCGCAAGTGCTGGGCAACGTAGTCGACCTGGATCAGCTCCATCACCCGCTCCTGCCCCTTGAGGAACTGGTCGTGGGTGCGACGCAGTAGGGTGTAGGCGTCGTCGTTGCGCTTC